AGAAGCTGTGCGTCAGCGTCAGCTCTTTCAGCTTTTGTCATGATCCGATTCTCAAGCATTTCAATGCCTATGACCCCACAGCCCAGACATTCAACACAGACAATGCCTACGGGCAGACGATCATTGAAATCACCGATGAGCTTGTGATCTTTTGTGCTCTTGCAAATGCGGCACTTAAATCGAAGCTTTTCCATAGGGGCTCTCCAATAGATTCTCGATGGGTTGAAGTGAGTCTTGTGTGATCCACCATGAATTTGTCCGGTCTTGTCGATAGCGTGGTTTTTTAGCCACTGCCACGGGTATCCAGCCAGCAATCCGGTAATTGGGTGACTTGCCTACGACAAGCACTGCAATGTCTTCGGGTCGATCTAAGTCGCTGACAATCAAATGCCCCAGATTCCAGCGAGTCCATTTGACTTCGATATTTGCGCCCACATCGGCGAGCGTCTTGTAATTCGTATTTGCAAGATTTTCAATGGGAGTCCCAAAATGTTTTGCCACAGCAATCTCAGCTCCAATAGCTTCGGACTGTTGCAAGACAAATTCCGGAAAACTCATGCGCTCTTTGTCATGTTGATAATTACGCTTTTCTGTAATGCCTAAGAATTGCGGCATGTAGCGAATCGCTCGAATTAGCCCAATTTCGGCTTGTTTGATAACTTCACTCTGATCGAGATCTATGTAGCTCATTTGCCCAGACAACCGGCGCAAGTGAAGTTCAAATCGTCAGCGATTCCGCCGTCCATAGGTTGCGGCTTTTGGCATACATCGCAACCATTCCATTTGCCCTCTAGTGGCAATCCGGGAGCTCCACTGAATCTCTTATATGTGCCGTCTGCGTAGAAGATCATCGCTTCACCCATTTGGGAGCCACACTCCTTCGCTAATTGAGAAGTGATACCAAATCGTGTCGCATTGCTGTTGCTTTGTCACAGCTGTGCATTTGTAGCCGAAGTAGTCTTTTCCGGTTTTGTTCGATGTGCCTTTCAGCTCGACCATAGTGCCATGCTTACAGCTGGGCGGGGCGTCTTGTAATTTGCCCCCAAGTTTTTGCTCAATCTCAGCAATGGCTTCGGCGGCTTTTGGCACTCCGACCCACTCGTCCCATTTATTGTCTTCGGCTTTGATGTCAACAATTTCGGTCACTCGTTGCATGTCTTGAACCGTTGCGCGATTTACTTCGCTCGGTGTGAGTAAGCCAATTACTCTTCCATAAACCGAAGTCGTGCAATTTTCGACCCAATTTAATTGATTGACTCCGCGATCTGTTCGGATCTCAAATGCGTAATCGACCGCCGCTGGGACGGTCTCTGTGTCGTCTCGGTAGGCTTCGGCTCTCATTAAAATGAAGCCCTTGACCACATCGATGTCTTCGATGTAGGCGACCAGTCGCCCGGACGGAAATTCTGACCGGAAGCGTTTAATCCGAGAATTCACATCTTCATAATTTGTAAGGTCGAAGCTCATTTGCGACCAGCCCCAATCTGCATGCCCACTGAGCGACCCCGGTGATAACCCTCGGATCTACCTTCGCGGAATCCTTTTGCATAAGCTGACAGACTAGCAACTGCGACAATAATGGCAAGTAAGAGAAGCTCCCACAGCCCTGAGATGATTTGCATTTCGTTCATTGTTTTGCTCCCGTTTCAGAGAGCGACACTCGCGCTCCCTAGTTACAGGGTGAGCCATAAGGCGGGCAGTGTCAAGAATCCCGCATAAATTTGGGCGTGTCTTGTCACTCTTTTGACTGGGCGACGATTATGTAAATCTGATCCACTCGGCTCGTCAATGTCCGAATTTCGTCCCTCATCGAATTGCCCCCATTTGGCAAAAGCTCTCGCATGATTGACTTGACTAGAAAACGCACAGCCGAATAGACAGCTCCGAAGAGTGCAAGCGCGCACGCGACAATAGCTGTCCACTCGCCCGCTTCCATTATTTGCTAAGACCGAAGCTTGAATCTTTAGGATTTAGCCACCGAAGTATCACCGGAAGAATTGCGGCAATGCCAGCTGTGAACATTGCTTTTGGATCGGTTTTGCCTGTTGCATAGACGGCAAGTGCCGCCGCTAAGAATGAGCGAGCCCATGAAGCCGCCATTGCTTTGAAGTTTGTCATTTTTTAGTCTTTTCCTTTTTTTTCGGGGTTTGTAGTTTTGGTAGGTCTCCCGAAAACTCGACAAAGTCCGGACGCCCGAAGCTGACAAATAACGAAATGTGACGATCTTTGACCATTACCATTCCACCATTTGCTTGACTCTTGTCCGAAGTGTTGCCTTCGATTGTCTTGACTGTGTCTTTGTTGACTTCGATGACTCGAGCCACATGCTCCGGCTTTTTGCCACCGCTGAAATTCATGAAGCCCAAATCTCCGACTTTTGGAGTCTTGTGCAGTTTGTTCATTTCTTTGTAAGCGAGCTCACCGCCCGGAGTCCAGACAGTGTTCACCACTTTGACGCCAGATTGCTTCTCGCACCAATTTTGGAAAGACCCACACCACGGTTTTCCGTCAGCTCTGAAAGCTTTACCGTATTTGGTGATGTTGTCCGGTGTCTCAACATAACCAATCTCCGCGATCATAACTTCGAGAAGTCTGGCAAGTGATCCTTTAGGAGATTCCATTGTCTTCTTCGATGACTCTCGGAATTATTATTGGCTCGGGATTGATAAGCTTACCATCGACCAATTTAGCTCCAATTTGAATTTCCAAATCATCTACGCAAATTGCGTTTAACTTGTTATCTTTAATGAATTTAGTATCTGCAACAATAATGTTGATTACTTCATCATTTTCAATTATTGCCCAATTCATGCGACATATACCACCCTTACATAACCTGAACCGCCAGCGGCTCCAGCGGTTGTTGTCACTGTTGTGTGTTGCATAGAACCGCCGCCACCGCCGCCTTTATTTGTAGCGCCAGCCGTTCCTGCGGTTACTCCGGTTGTAGTGCGGGTAGCACCATCGCCACCGCCGTCTCTACCAAAACCATTAGGATAAGTAACACCGCCAGAATCAAAATAGCCACCGCCGCCACCGCCGCCGTAACCGTCAATTCCAAAACAACCAATAGAATGAAAAGCATTATTCACGTTAGTATCAGCATTTAAACCTAGACTCCCTTGAATTGCTTTAGCTTGTCTTTGTTTCCAAGCTCCAGCACTGCTTCCATACATTGGGGCTGTATCTGTTCTAAATGCTCCGCCACCGCCGCCAGCGAATACGTTGCTAGTTCCATTGTTTGAAACTCCGCCGCCAGTTGCATTTCCAGTTCCAAGAATTACTGATAATGATGCGTTTATGCCACAACCGCCACCGCCGCCGTAAGCGGTAATTAAAGATCCAAATGAAGAATCTCCACCTAATCCGCCAGCGGTTCCCGATGTAGTTCCAGCTGTTCCGCCAGCGCCAACTGTTACGGTGTAAGTAGTTCCAGGAGTTACTGGAACTGTTCGCAAAATAACACCGCCGCCGCCGCCGCCGCCAGTGCCAGTGTAGCCCGTAGCATTTGCTCTTGCGCTTCCGCCTGAGCCGCCCCCACCGCCGACTACCAAAACCTCAGCCGCATAAACATTTGCTGGACAAATCCAAGAACCGCTAGCATTAAATTCGGATATTTTTGTAGTGGGTAGTGGATAGATATTGACTGCCATTATGCTATCTCCGTTCCAAATGCGTTAAATGAGATATTTGCCGATGACGCATAAACGCGAAGTTTGTCGGTCGCCGCCATCGTAATTCCAAGAGTGAGCGTAATAAATCCTGAAGCTGGGATTGTCGCGTCATAAATTAAATAATCTTTATTTGCAAGAGCCGCACCTGTCAATGATTGCGAGATTCGGAAAGTCGCGTCAGTTGCCGCACGATTCGCAATGGTTATCGTTGAGACAATTGCTTCGGTTGCCGCTGGGACTGTGTAAAGATCCGTCGAAGTCGTTGCCGCTGGGGCGGCTTGCCCGAGTGTTTTGTAAGTTGTCGTTGCCATTTTTTATGCTCCCATCAATAGAAAAGGGTGAGGATTCTCGCCTTTGAAATTTTCAATTTGGTTGACTGTCACTGAGATGGCGTTGCCCAGTGTTCGCATAGCCAGTGCGCCGTCTTTAACATAGGCGGTGTTATCGGGCTCAGCCCAGCCATAATAAGTGCTCGTTGCCATTACTTCTCCCCCTTAAGGATAATCGACCCATTGTAATAAAGGATCCACATCATTCCAGATAAGACTCGCGGGGACATCTTGCCATCGGGTCGGAGTGATGGAGTAGGTGTAGTCCGAAGTGTTAAGAGTTAGCGTCATTTGATATTCGTTGAACGCTATCGAATAGCCCTCAACAAATCCTTTGTAAGTCGTGTTTTTGATTCCAATAGGCAAGCCGATGATTTCGATTGGCTCGCTTGTGTTTATGTTCAAAAACTTATCGCGATCCGCGTCAGTGACATCGGGCGAATCGACCTGAATTGTGAACGCCGCAAGCGATGTCCGGGGCACAGCTCTGAGAGTAATGTATCGGTCAGCTTGCACTTGAGCGTCCGCGGCATTGTGAAGCTCTGTGGTCACAGATCCAGCGATGATTCCATAAGTGCCTTGTGAAGTCAGATCGTCAGCTGATTCAATTCCGGCGCGGTAGCTGACTTGTATGGAATTGGCAATATCTGAAAGAGTTTTTTGGCTGGCAATCGAATTCCAAAGCATGTAAGTGGTCGGAATTACAAAATAGCCATTGTCCCGCTGATCCACAAAACGCCGAGATTCATTTGCAAAACCGACTTTGTAATCTGTGGTCTCATAGATATAACCAAAAGCTTGTCCAGCGTATAGAGCCGCGTAAGTGTAAGCGTCATTGACCGCCGGAGTGACTGCCATAAATTCATACACGGGCGGGGTGTCCACAGTGTCAATCGTCACCCCGGCGTCGTTGAAGATTCGAGTCATGCGGACATCGTCCATCTCTTTAGCCCATGCACTGCCACCGATGAGCTTGCGAGACATGTCTGCAAATACTCCGACCGCTGTAATGGTTTGAGTCGCCACAGTGGCATTTGTGCCCGATCCCGCGATTGCATTGTCCACACTTGTGATCTTGCCAGTGAACAGAGTGACATCGACCCCGGCAGAGTTTTTGACTTTGACGCTCACCACTTGATTCATGTCGAAGCC